AGTTAATACCGCTGCTAATTTATGTTTTTGTTTAATCCAGATATAATCAGTGATTGATACCAAAATATTCATCGGATGATTTCCAATTGTCCCGCGAATGACCGGTAATAATGGGTATTATCAAATATTTCCAGCTCGTAATAACAAAGATGATTAGCCCCTGGTGCAATCTTTAGATTCGGAAATGACGTGGGTTGTAATGACCAAGTGACTATTCCATTGACACCACCAAGTGTTAACGTACTATCCACGGTACTATCAAAAGTAGCCAACACAGCACCATTAACCGATTTGTCTTTTACGACTATCTTTGCTTGCCATCCCGTCAAATTTAATATGTTCAGTGGATCGTAACTGTTAACAAAATGTTCAAAATCGAACACTTTAGTAGTTCCATGGTCATAGGTCAAAAAGGCTTTAGCCGACATTTGCACAATCCAGATTGCTTTTTGCACGAATCGCTTTTATCGCTTCCCACTTCGCATTGATACTATCAAGTTCTGATTGTTCATCAGCAGTCAAAGATGATTTGCTAGTTAATTCGATTGAACGTGCCAGCATATTGTTCTGTTTGTAAAGCGGGGCAATTGCAATAATTTCGTCATATGCACGTTGATTAATCTCTGCGATTTTGATTGCTTTTAATTCTTCAGCAGTAAATTCTGGCAATGTTTCACCGCCAGCAATGGTATATGCTAGCCAGTTGTCATAATCCATATTTCCATCAGAAATAGGTATCAGAACATTATCGGATAATCGTAATATTCCACCATTTTTAAATTGATAATTTATAGACATTTTTTATATATTCCTTTAAGAAATTGGCAGTTCACAGTTAGCAGTGATATAACCACCTTGGGCAAATTGAAATAAACTATCACCCGCTGTTGTTGTTGCTGTCAGCACAATATTGCAACCGCTTGTGCTAGCATTTTGTACAACTGCATCACTAATATTAACCATTGTGGCACCGGCAGTATTAATAGAAATAGTGGGTATAGCTCGCATAGTCGTGGGGAAATTTACCAGATGACTTTTTTTAGTACCTGCACCATGCACCGCACCTACCAAAGCATCGACGGGTTTACCGCGATAGTAATATCTTTCGCAAATGGCTGTTTCAACAGCAGGATGATTATTTTCAAAGTCACTTGCTAATGTGCCGTATTCTAATTGAACACGGGCAATCCAAAAATTTCCAGACTGGTGTCCAATATTGCTTGTACGTGCTGCTAATTCTGTGTCATTACCAGCATCAAAATAAAAAACAACACCTGTACCATCGTTATAATTTGCACCGACTGTTTTACCTTCAATTGATGGTAATGTGCCAGTAAAAGAAAATTTCTTGAAAGTGTTTGTTAATTGAACTTGTCCGCCAATTGCTTTGCGCACTGAAGGGGATGGTGCACCACCAGTACCGAAAAATTGCCCGATCTCAACACCGAGATTTTTGTTACCATCTGCTTTAGCCCAGAAGGACAATGTCACTGTTTTGCCTGATAAATTGGCTGCATGTTCGATGATTTGTGCGATAAAACAATGATCTAATGCACCGCTCGCTTGATTAACCGTTACCTGCATCATGTGCATAGGATGGGTTAACCCGTCGGTATCTGCCCAGTACATCTGATCCTGTGCAACAGTCATTTGTGTATTAACAGTTGAACATATCCAGCGGTCAGCCGTGCAGTATCCCTGCGGATTATTGGCAACTGTGCCATATTGCCACACATCGAAATCACCGTTAATAATCCAATTTTTACGTTTTGCAATTGACGAAATTGCTTTTACCAATTGTTTATTATCAGAAATTGATAATACTTGACCATTCTCTTGGATGGTATTGACCAGCTCTTCGGTGATACCATTTGCCCAGTCTGCCGTTGGTACAGTGGCTGAAATGCCGTGCGATGGGTCGCCCTTGGTGAAATACCCCGGAACATTCGTAGAAGTTGTTATTGTTGGCAGTGTATTTGCTACCGTGCCATGTCGGTTTCTATCCATTTTGTTACCTTTAAAAAAGTAGCACCGCCAATATCAGCAGTGCAAGTTGTGAATTCTTAAAGGTATTTATCAAAAATTCTGAATCTTTAGATGATTACCACCATTTCGGGGTGATATTAGGGATGTCAGTATCTATAGGCCATTCATAATATGTTGCCGTTGCATGTGCAGCTGATAAATTATTAAATATACAAGCAATATCATAAGCAGGGAAAATATCAGAATACGGGCGTGTACCTGCGTATAACAATTCTTTATAATCAATTTCCGCTTCATAGTAATTATCATAACCCAATGTTTCTATTGCAGTTTCTTCAATATAATAGGTGGGTCGTACATACTTTGGCTTTGGGGTTGTGACAGTGTCATAATATCCGTCATCGATACCCAGCGATTCTATTTGAGTGACTTCAATTAGAAATGGATGATACAAATCGGTAGGGACATAAGCGAAATTCACTTGATATGCATGCGAATATTCATCATCATAACCTATTGATTCTATTGCATTTTGTTCAATATGAAATATTGGATATTCCACAATTTTTACAATGTATCCGTACCATTTCGCTAGTTGCGTTAAATATTCAATGGATGCACCACCACGATTAGCCCATGTTGCAATAACATCGGCTTTATCGTTTCTTTGGAATGTAAAATTACCCCTGCAACTCCATGGTAAACCTGCCTCTTTCGCCCTGATGGGTGTCATTGTTGACATAGTGAGCGGGTTTGATTCGTAGATTAAATTTTCTGCCTGCTGTGCAACACGGTCAAATTCACCCGCCATACCATCTAACAAATGGGCTAGGTTGCTGTTGGGTTCAGGGTCCAGTGCTAACCCCGGCGGTAATAATTTCGTTAATAATATCGAGTGATCATACATAACAATTTCCCGTTAACTGATAAACGTAACATCACCGAGAACGGGGATAAATGCAGGGGAATTATAAGTAACATCAGCGGGCGGATAATTGATAAGATGGCTGTTGGCACCTGTCGCCAGGGATACTGCCTCCCACAACCACGAAACATGAAGCACACCATTCGGTTGACATCTGTCAAATATTGCACGCCGTAGTTCTTCCACTGCTGCCGAACGAATGGCGGGATTGTCCGGCGCTAGTTGATATACAACCACATTTTGTTTTGTCAGCACTGGTGCAAATACAAAAAGTTTGCTGGTGACTGGTCGAAATTGTTCTAAATATTCTCTCACTGCTACAATGTCCCGCTCATGGGGTACACCATCGGGGTACGTGTCATCCATCATAAAACGGATGGTCACCGTACCACTTCCCAATTCTTGGGGGAAACACCACGCCCGTGTTACACCTGGGAAAGATAATGTCCACTCTTCCCATTCGCTTTTGCTGCCACCTTGGGGCGGATGGGCAATCTTGTGTAATATCCGAGCACGATAGCTAGAATCACTTTCAACATCGGCACCACCGTTAACGGTGACAACGGTTACATCACTACTAACACCCGATATCGGGGATACTAACGATAATGTACTTGCATCATCCAGATTGTATTTTGCACCTGGAAACACTGCCTGTACCGGCACTGGCATCATGACAGGGTAAATGGTTGCAGCTGATAATGTTCTATATTCATAGCCTGCACTATTTGCCACCAGTGTTCCAGCTGGAATGACTGCACCTGTTACACCTGATACTGTGATATTACCCGCTGCATATTTCGCGGGGTATCTAGTTACGTTCCATATTTTTCCGTATCGTTCTAAATTTTCATCTTCGCAATCAATCAAATTTGTTTGTTTAGCACACCAATCAATATAGTTGTATAGTTCGTTTGTTGCCCCTATCACTGTCTCGCTCAATGCATTTAAAGGCGAAAATCTTAATGTACTATCTTGACCGGGTAGTGCTGTGTTCAAATCCGATTGAACATTCTTTCTAATATCTGATATTTTTGGTTTTGGAAATCCTGTATATCCTGCCATTTATTTTATCCTGTTGTATATGTCATTGATTTTCAAGACAATATTATTTGGTTTTCTATTCAATTGCACTGATAAATCAATTCGTTCGGGTGTGATTATGTATGCTGAACAATCAATGCTATGGCATACACCATCATCCACAAGCCATTGGAGACTTTCACGGGCATACTGCTCGACTTGATAAAGAATATCCTCGGTCATTTTGCGCCTGCGTAATAGCCACAATTTGCTGCCCCATTTTTGCTGGGATGAATCCGGCCACCATCCGCGTTTGCTTACACCATCACCATACAGTTGAAGTTCTTCGTCAGTTACACGTCGATCTGTCAGAAGTGATACAAGCACCGCACTCGTAATATCGTCGCCTTCGCTGAAAGAAATATCACAGCTCATGTGTTCTAAGTCATTGTTATATTTAATAAACATTTTTATGATAATCCCAAAGCACGTAAAATGTCCGCCTCTAACATAGCGGGAAAATTGTGCATTTCTGCATTCCCGTTAACAACACCTTCAAAATCCAGATAAGGGGGTTCGTCATATTCAGTCGTCTTTTTCAAGACATACATCAGTTGAACATTCGCACCAACTCTTTTGTATATTCCATGGGTACCATTGATGGTTGCCAGGAAAAATCCACGGCGGGATAATATCGCTGATGGTCTTTGAGATGCCGTAATACCACCCCTTCTATTTCGTTTCGCTTCCACTGGTACAGCAATATATTCACTAGAATACGGGGTACGTGTTCCGCCTTCAACTAAACGTTCAGCAAAATATACTTTGTCAGTGATGCCCGCCTGTGATTGCATATAAGCACCCTGTGCAGAACGTGCTGCTTCATATTGTGTTTGGCTGGTGATAAATGCTTTTGTTAAATGTAACTGATTACGTTCTGCTGCTTTTAAATCACCTGTCACAGAGTATGCAATACGGTTTAAAGTGGCTGCTGTAGTGCGTGGCAATCGTTGCAATGCTGCGCCGGATAGTGCCCGAGCGAAGCCATGATCATCAAAGAGGATGGCTAAATCAGACATTTGCGCCTATCGCCTTGGCTGCCGCGTAGTAATTATCCCGCGCTATGTCTTTGTTATCTTGCAAGACAGTGACATGTTCAAAAAGGTCTGACATTACTTCGTAAACTTCGCGATATGTCATTGTAGTGCCATCTTTTCTTGCAAATGTGTTATCAGCATTAAATCCTTCTTTTGTACTATCCGCCTCGAATGGCAGAACAGCAGCAGTTGCGATGGGTAGTTGTTCATTGTCGATTATGCGATAACGATCAAATTGCAATCGTGAAGATGAACCGCGTGGATTATCAACTATCAGT